TGAAACCCATCTTTTAGTTGTTTGCCCCTTAAATCTGCCATAATCTATTGCTTATTATAATGAATGAAATATATCTACCTTAGCTTTACTTTTCAATACTCTTTTATGTTGCCTGTAACTCATCTGGTATAGAAGTTAGTTTCTTCTGACCCACAAACTTAATGCTGCTAGAATCCCTGCCTATTTGATTAGTGAATATTGTACTAAATGAGGATGAGTCTATTACAATCTTTCTAAAATCTTGAGTGCTAGACTCGTAAACACCATCAAAAGAAACCTCAACAAAATCATCACCATTAGTTTTGAAAGTAGTGATTATATCTGTAAAAAATGTAGTTGCATTAGAGTCGCTAAAGTTACCAGCAGATAAACTATCAAAATTAAATGGAGTGGGAAAAGTGTTCTGCAAACCTGTGGTTTGTTTAGTTGTTTTTTTGAATGTGCTGGTCAGTAATTTTTCATGTGGTATCTCAAGGCTCATCCTGAACCCACGAAGATTAGAGCGTAAAGACCCATCAATAGCCTCGTCATTATCACTACCAAAATTCAGTATAGCCAATGAAACGTCAAAACTTGTTGGCGTAATCAAGTAACAAAAGTCAGCATCAGCATCATAATCCTTTGTCTTTATGAATAACTGTGATATTGTAGTTGCTATAGCCATTACGTTATCGTGGTTTCTATCATGTTTATCTTTGGCACATACGTTCCAATCTGATTCGCATACTGTATTCTGTGTATAGTAGCTGAATCAAGGGTGACTGTGTGTTCTGATATGTCTTGGTCAAATGTAGATGTGCTTACATCAAACACCTCAGTGCTAAGGTCAGGTATTAAAGGATCACCCTGAAATATTTTAAATGAACCTAGATTGTTACCCTCTACGTTTAGATCAGTAACAATGTTATTCAATATGCTTCGTAGCGTACTAGGCTCCATACATTTGTTATAGAACAACGAAAACCTCTTTCTTGTGCCTCGCACGTTTTGTCGTAGGCTACCATCAATAGCTTCATCAAATGGTTTATTAAAAAACAATAACTCGGTTTCTATACTAAAAGAACTAACCGTCACAATCTGCTCGCCACCTGCTACTGTTACAAATCCTATTGTACTTAACTGACTCATATACTATATGCCTTTACTCTTATTTTATTATTTTTAAGGTCATATTCCAGTGATGATGGTCTTACCCTATTATTACCAGTTCCTATAGCCCCATCAACAAGGAAGTCAGACATACTAGCATTGAGTTTTGCATACTCATAGGGCTTCAACTTTTCAGTGCCTAAAACAGTAAACTCAAACTTTACTGTGTTTGCTGCACCAAGAACCTTTTTATATATATCTAAAGCCTTTGTTCCAAGCTGCAATCCAGCTCCTATTTGATTATTAAGTGTTGCTTCCCTATACCTGCCACTTGGATTAGATACATCAACAATCGTGGGAATGGAAGGCACTCTACCTGTAAGAGTTTGTGTATTTACAAAAGCACCCAATGTAATAGTTAGTGTTTTAGTAGCTGTTGCATCAATGGTGAGGTCGCTTACAGCCACAGCATCATTATTACCTATATTATTAGCTGATATAGATATGCTCTTCATGTTAGCGCTAAAGAATTTTATCTTAAATGACTCTAAATCTGAACCACTTAACTCACTAAAAAAATTAGTATCTGTACCTTGATAATCTCTTCTGACGTAAAAGTTTTCACCAAACAAAGAGCCTATGATAGCTGACTCTACAACACCCATTCTAAGCACTGCTAATCTAGCCCCATCTCTAACTGTATTACTAGAGGGGTCAGACTGGTCTAACTGAATACCTGTAAATTGATTCAAACCACCAGCTATAGTAGAGTCTGATAATATACTTGTCCCATTTACATCTGTTATAAACATATGAAAAGTGCCAGTCACATTTTCATTTAATCCTTCGGCATCTGATTTTGTCTTTGTAAATGATGATTGTATTCTAGTGGTTGTAGATGTGCTAAGTGTATTGATATAATTTTTAATCAAATCTCTAGCTGTAACACCTTTGTATTGAACCCCAGAAAAGTTCAGTAAAACCTCATCACTATCTGGGTTGTATGCAGTAATCGCATTCACAAACTTTATAGCGTTGAATGCTTTTACACTAAACACCCTTTTTATTTCGTCATAAGTAACATCTAACTTCTTCGCTAAAAATATGTCAGGAGTAGAGGGCAACGACCCACCACTTATAGCATACTTAATCTCAATCTGTATTAAATCAGTAAAAGTAAGTTTGTTTAGATACGTGCCAAAAGAAACCTTTGAACCTGAACTGTTTGTAAAGTCAGACTGCATGGTAAATGAAAATTGAGCAGTATTGTATAAAAAATCTGTGAGCGTATCTGTATCCTCTTGCTCATCAACCTTAATAGTTATTTTACCAATGTCCATGAGCGTGCCTGTCATACTCTCAGTAGTATTATTTAACCTATCTCTAAATTTTATAGACAATTCAAAAGACTTATTACCACTAAGGGTAGCAGTAGAGGTAACAGTGATTGGATTAGTGGTTGGTAGTACAGTTGCCATATTCTATGTAGCTGATATAGCACCCTCTCTTCTTTGTTCGTTTCCATCCGCAACAACACTAGCAGCAGTTTGCTCATCAAATGTATTGTTCACTGTTATAGCAAACCTTTGAGAGCCTCCTTGCGCTCTAGGAACAAAGCCAGATTGCTGACCACCAAATAATGATCTATTTATTCTTGTTTGTCTTTCGCCACCAGTTGTAGCAAATAATCCTTGAGCAGCACCACCACCAGCACCGCCACCAACACCGCCAGAAGGCGCTCCGCCACCAAATTTTGTCGCAAGTATTGTTGCTATTTGAACAGCTCCTAGCGCCCCTACAGCTACAGACTTACCTACGTTAGGCAATGACTCTGCTACAGCAGCCGCAGTGTTTATTACAGCACTTGCTAATTGAGCTGCTTTTTCTTGCTTGAATTTTTTACGCTGCAGTCTTTCTATTTCTTTAGCTGAAGCACCTCTAGCTTTTGCTGCTTTTATTTCGGCATCTATTTCTTGGCTTTTTAATGCGCTAAAACTACTAGTGAAGTTTTTAGCTGCATCTAAAGAAAATTTTAAATTTTCTCTTGTTAAATCTTGTTGTTGTGCCTTAGCTTGCTCAACATTAAGCTCAGAGTCAGCCTCAGCTTTATCATTTATCGCTTTTATTCTAGCTGCTTCCTCATCTTCTTCTAATTCTCCTTTTAGGAATAATGATCTAACAGCAAATAAATCAGAGGCTAACTTTGTGCGAATATCTGTTTCTCGTTGTTCTTCTGCTAAAGATATTTTTTTTCTTTCATCTTTTGTCTTTAAAATATCTATTTCTGTTCGTATTGCTTCAGTTTGAGCGTTTATACCAGCAGTATCCAAAGCTATTTTTTCACGCTTCAGCATCAAGTCTATTTCTTTTTGCTTAGCTGCATTTATTGATTCCTGAACCTCAAGAAGCTGAAATAAAACACCTATTTCTTGGTCTGTTAAATCTGTTTTAGCCCTTAGTGCATCTATTTGCCTTTCTGTTTCCTTAGCCATTGAATCAAGAGACTTATTGGTCAAATTAACACCACCTAGCTGATCAGCAAGAACCCTCTCATAATCTTTAGTTAAATCTATAAAATCAGATAATGCTTTGTTTGCAGGCTGAGCAAGGATTACTGCGTAAGCAGTTTGTTGCTCTATTAGTTCTTTTAGCTTTTCCCTTAAAAACTCATTTTGATTAATGAATCTTGCCTGCTTTTCATCTGTAATACCTATAGCTCCTGCATAATCAAAAACTGCTTCTGATGCCCCATTAAACAACCCTGCAAAAGCTAAAAGACCCCCAAGTGCGGTTCCAGTATTAGCCAAAGCACCAGCCTGGACAATATTTTGTTTAAATCCTTCGGTTAATTCTTCAACTTTTGTAGTTAATAAGTCTATCTCTCGTTCTCTAGCCCTGAATCCAAGAGGGTCTGGAGATCCGGTATCTATTTTTGCGAACTCTTTATTTACTTCTAAAAATGCTTCACCAAACGTTTTAGCAGATTCTTTTGCTTCTTTAACTCTTTTATCTAAAAGAGTAAACAAAGAAGTAGATACAGCTACTAATGTATTAATTGCTATTAAAGCACCACCAGCACCTTTTATTGATCTCTTTAAGGCTTGAAATGTGGTTATTTGTGATTCATTTTTAAGAGTGCCATCTGCTACAAGTTTATTGTGACGAGCAACATTATTTGAAAGATTAGCAAATAATTCAGCAGTAAATCCAACGTTGTTACCGATGGCTCTCATACCTTGAGAAAATCCCATGCTAAACTGCGTAGAATCCTGCACCAAATCACTAAAAGAAAACAATAATTGATTTGACCCGGCAAATGCTTTGTTCATTGTACCAGATTGATGCTCTAAAACCTGTAGTCCATCATTAAAATTATTTGAAGCACTAACAGCAGACCTTTGAACATTGGCTAGATTATTGATAGTGTTGTTTAACTGCTCAGTCTGCTTGTCAGTCAGGTTCTCTTGCTGAGCTGCCTCTTCTAATTCTTCTCGTAATCTTTGAAGCTGTATTGACCCATCAAGAAGAGCTTCGGACTGGTTTACAAATGAGTCTGTGCTTTGGTCAGTAGTTACAATGCTTTTCTTAAAAGTAGAAGTGTTTTTACGAACCTCAGACGTAGTAGTCTTAACATTCTGCATTAAGTCTAAAAAACCACTAGAAGCTCCCCCTGTACCACCACCAGAACCACCCCCACTTTTAAAGGAGTCTTGTAACTCTTTGTGTTTGTTTTGTAAATCAGAAAAACTTTTTTTTAAGTCCTCTACATCTTTAAATGAACTAGGGTCAACGACTGAAGATATTGTATCTAAACTAGAATCAATCTCAAACTTTACTTTATATATTAACTCTGGCATATTTACATTTTATTTGTCAGATGGTCTGTTGTAAGCCTCACGAGCCATCATTGCTTTTGTTATATCTTCAATGGAACAATTGGCTTCAAGTTCCTTTGCTCGCAATGGATCAAAGTCGGCAAGTACATAACAGTAATATGTGTATGCACCGCCAACTTCGACCACGAGGTCATTAGGTGCGAGCAGGTCTAATGACTCTAAAGTACTCCGACTCCATTGGTAGGTACTTGTCGCCTGTTGGTAAAAAAATCCCACGCTTCCTCAAGCGTTCCTAATTCTAACTCATCAGACTTCCAAGTTTTACTATCAATAGGTTTTTCTAGTTTCAAACAATAATCTGCAGTGTATTTACAGTATTTAGCTCGAAACTCTTCATCTAAACGCCAGGCGTTCAGTGCATCAAGGTCTTCTGCTGTATAGTCTTCAATAGAAACTTTATCATCATTTAGTTTTTTTTCAAGTTTAGGATGATGTTCCCTATACCAATTCATGAGCATATCTCTACGCTCATCCATTATCTTGTCAAAACGAATAGGGGTCGGCTTGACCTCAAACCGAACCCCCATAAATTCGCCAGTTACTTTTGTTATTCTTCCCATAAATTGCTCGCTTTATTTTTAGGGTTTATGTGTTAAATTCTTCAAAGTTCCTATCAGATGTTGTAGGTGTACCTGTTGTTATTTGCAAAGATGGTTGTTTAATTTTAATATCATTTGTACCATTTATATTAAATGACACATCAACATGATGAGTATTAGCTGGTAATGTTAGTGTTGCTAATTTGACTGCTGCACTAGTGAGATTCACTGATGCGGCACTCCCAAGTGTTGACCCACTAGAGTCTATAGCTGTTACTGTCATTGTTGGAGCTGGAGCCGCATCTGTAACATCAGTTACTTCAACAAAAGCGGTTAGTTGCTTACCTGCAAATGGAAAATATACTCTATGCTTAAATGTTGCGACATCAGAGGTATCTGAGTCATCATTTTTTAATCTTTGCTTTTCGTTACTGGAATTAAAAGTAGATGTACTAGATAGTCCATCAGCAGTCCAATTAGCCGCCCTTGATGGAGAGTCTACACCTAGCCATTTGTACAGTGAAAACCCATTTTTACTGTATGACATAGAAGCAGTGTGTTCACCAGTAGTGCTATCGTAATCACCAATAGCTTCTCTTGGACTAGCAAATCTAAATGATAAATTATCCTCAAAGCCTCTGACTCTAGTTAAAATACCCTCTGCCTGAAGGATTCTATCATCCACACTAAATCCTGTAAAAACAAGATTAGTTTGATTATCAGTCCATGTTTTTAGTTGTGTAACTGTTGAGCTATCATATAATCCAGTAAGAGTAATATTGAATATTTTACTGGTTATTAATTCTATGTTGTTTTCTATTATAGCAGTATTTGCCTCAATAGATATGACTTGTCTTGATGCCTCAGCAGCACCTTCCTGTACTATAGAAAACGTCTTTGTTTCAGTAAGTGCAGAAGTATTGACAAGTGCTAACTTGTTTAATTGTGCTGGCATGATAAATAGATTAAATTTTAACTTACAACGAGTACGCTTTCACTGTCTGTGGCTGCTGCTTGTGCAACTAATACAGTTTCTAATCTTCCATTTTCAAAGGATTTATGACCCATAATGAAAGTATTTCCTGTGGTTATAGTATGACTGCCAGTCTGACCAACTAATTGCAATTTACCCTCTGTAGGAGTTGTTCCATCGTTGGATACAAATGCACTAGCAAGTATAGCTGAACCAGCATCATTATTTATGTTTGTTGTCCGAACAACTATCCTGCCAGTATATGACTCGAATAGTTCTCTATTGTTTTCAATATTTACAGTATCTGGTGTTATGTCTATTTCTATACCTTCAACAGTAATATTGCTTATGGTCATTTGTACAGCGCTTGAAGTATTTAATACTTTAGCCTTACTAAATATTAGTTTTGCCATTGTTTTGTGTTTGGTTTAGGATATTTTAATTATACTTTGAAAATTTACACTTGTTGATAAAAACCCATCATCTTCATCAATTGAGTTTACACCAGTAAATTGAAGTGTGAGTACATCAGAAGTAATTGTAGTTGCAACTGTTGTGTCTGCCCAATCAATAAGTTGATCTGTAAGTTCTAACATTCTATCATAAGCCGTATCTTTTTTACTATGAGTATCTGCTTGCTCCACATAAACTATTGTTTCAAAACTTTGAATAAGCTCTATGGGCTTATCTGCTTGTACTAAAACATCTGTTGATCCACTCAATAATTTAAATATAACAACTTCTGTTATTATGTCGCCACGTCTTCTAATATCTATATTGTCACCACTAAATTTCAATACTTTTTCTGCTGTAGTTCTACTATCAGAAGATGAATAATCACTAAAACTTGTTATGTAACTAGTAAGTATTGCGTTTCTATCCATTGATCACAATCTTTCTTGGTTTATTTAAATGTTTTTCTAGTTCTTTCTCAACAAATTTAACATTGTTTGATTGAGTTGGCTGTTTTGAATCTTCAGTTGTGGGAAACTGTCTACGCTGAGGCATTCCCCTTGATCCGGTTTCATGCAAATTCATGTACCCATCTATTCTAGCATTTGTATGATACATTTCAAATCCAGTATCTGTGTTAAAAATGCCTAGATTGCTTTCAGCATCCCCAGTAAATATAAGATTTGGATCATCATTTCCGACTATTTCTTTTTTAGTTCTAGCATAAAAGAATGGTGGTCTATCACTCAGTGGTTCTCTTGGTGATCCATCCGGATCAATAGACTTTCTATTGTTTGACCTTATAGACTCACGATAGTGTGACCCTATAGCATCATACACCTGTTTTATGACATTAGGTTTAAATCTTGTCTCTATATCAACCTTTATGGCTCTTCCTAAATCCATATTAATACAAACTCATAAATCTAACTCTAGGAGTCGTTTTGGGTGTAGATAGTAAGCCACTAAGTCTTCTAAGGTTAGCCGTTAAATATTGATTGTACATTGCATAGTACTTTCTAGCTTTTTCAAAAGAGTAGCTATCTCTGTGAGTCGCATCTTGGGCAAACCACAACTCAAGAAATTTAAAGGTCAATAAATCAACGAGGAGTTCCTCTGAGTCTGCAGCGTGTATAGCATCTAATAAAGCTGTTTCTGTACTATACGTAGTATCATTGATAAATTCTCTGAGATTTTCAAGAATATCTGTCTTGAGTAATTTTATTGCCTTACCTAAAATTAGATTATCCTTCTCAGAAAGGTTAAGCGTTGTAGTACCGCTAGTTACGTTTATACCCTTGAAGGTCAACTCTTCTAGTGCATCAATATTGTTTCTAGTAAGGGTAAGGCTACTGAACGCCATAATTACTCGCTTTTAATCTTCTTCCATTCATAATACCATTTCATAGTCATGTAACCAAACGTTACAATACCGACAAGTATAGATATAACTGTAGATACTTGTTGCAGGGTTATGCTCGATAGTAGACCGAACATACCTATCATAGCCCTTGAGTCTATTATGTCTTCAGGTTGAACCATAATAAAAAGAGAGCCGCACTAAGGCGGCTCCTTATAAAATTAGGCTTTGGCTACGTTACCACGAATGTATCGACCACCTAAGTCTCCTCTGAATACTTTAGTTCCATAAAGAACTTCAATAAGTATATCAGCACCTGACTTGGTTTCTTCGATAGTCAATGTGTAGTTCACATTGTTCATTGGCTCGAAGCCTGCTGCTCTACGAACACCTGATCCTGAACCGCTATCTACTGAAGGCATAACCGCAGTAACTAGGGCTAGTGCAGATGGGTCATAGAAGAACTGCTCACGACCAGTGTCGCCAGAAGCAATATCAACTGGGTTGATAGTGGCGTTGTTGGCTAACGCTTTTCGTAATGGCTCTTTTAAGGTAAGAACTGTTCCTGTCTGAGACTCAACTACGTAGAAATCATCTGTTGCTTTAGCAGAACCGAAAGTAACAACGTCACCCTCAGCTAAAGATACAGTTGCTGCAGAACCACTACCATTATCAATGGTTAGTTCTGTTTGTCCAATAGCTTCTGTTGCTGCAAGAACAGCATCAGTTACAGTAGCAGGAGTATGGTCGCTTCCATTGTTGTCAACGAAGAAGTTGAAACCATAAGCCTGAGCCATTGCGCCAGATAACTGAATCTCATTGTTTCCACGAGTATTAGCATTTTGGAAAAGATTTAATGTAGTCAAATCTTTCTCTGCAAATGGATCAATGATCATGTTCATGTTGTCAGATACAAACTTACGAGCAGCCATGATTCTTCGTGCCTCTGCAAGGTCGTTTGTGTCCATAACAGTAGAGTCTGTGTTGTTGTCAGCAAATGCTGCTTCAAATCCTTTGCGAGCCTCAGTCTTTACATCAGCGTTGATTTGGTCAATTAGTTGATGTAGCCTTGGTACAAAGTGTTGTTGTACTAAGTCAGGAAGAGCAAATTTTTGGTCAGCCTTGTCGATGCTGAATCCACTGAAGAAGTGCTTGTTAATTACTAACTGCTCTTCACTAGCATTAGGTGTGCCTAGAGAGTAGCTACCAGTATATGCAGTAGGTGCGCCTGTTGGCTTTACTGCACGAGTTATACTTACAGTCTTGTTACGTGCTGCGACTAGACCTTCGATTGATGCGCCAGCTACGTTAGTAACAGCACTAGATACCATTGGTCGGTTTGGATATTGGTTAGCTAATGCTACCTCAACAAATGCCTCTGGCTCATAAATATTAAAGTTGGTATTAATTGCCATGTCTTTATAAAAGTTAAATTAAATGTTCGATTATATTTAGCTTTTGGGTCGCTATGACCAAAACATGACAATTAAGGTTTTGCCTAACCAATAGATGGATTTATGCTTGTTCAGCCCAGCCGCCAGCTGCTTTCATAGCTCCATAAAGCTGTTCAGCCTTGCTTCGGTCTGCTGGACTAGAGGAGCGTACAAGTTTTTGAAACTCTGCTCTACTAGGTCTGTCAGTAGAAGGAGTACCACCAGTTGCTCCTCCTGTACCCACTTTCTTGGGCTTTGCAAATTGTTTAGCAAACTCTACTAGAGAGTTCCCTACCGATTTTCTATTGCCTTGAGCATCTAAATCAGGAACGCCATTTTTGGTGGCATAAAACTGACCGTTACTCTCCTCAATCTCGTACTCGTTATAGAACAGTTGTTCTATGTAATTTTTTTTGAGCGTCAACTCGTTATCCTGCTCTAAAGCATTGAAAGCACCCTGAAATTCAGACCCTATCTTGGTCTCCATTTGACTGAGTGCCAACTGCTCCTTAGCAGCCTCTGCTTCTACTTGGGCTTGCTGCAACAGCTCTCGCAACTTGTCCTCTTCACCTGCATCAGATTGCACAGGCTGCATTTTATTTGACAATAAAGTGAACGCATCATCGAGAGTATTGACATCATTACCTAGTATTTCAGAGAATTTACTTATCATATCACGTTCGACTTTGCCCTTACCTTCATTGTAAGCACCCCTAAAGAACTTGTCTTTGTCGAACTCAGGTTGTTGTTGTTGTTCGTTTTGAGAAGTTGTCTCTTCTGTTGTTGACTCAGGAGCGTCAACAGACTCTGTTTTTTCTTCACTCATAATGGTTATAAGTTAATTATTGCTCGCTATTTGATTCAATACCAATTTGAACTTGTCTTGCAAGTTCTTCTTGTGGTAATATATCCAATAAATTACGTAAATCTCCAGAACTTTTTGGCATACCAAATTCCTCAAAATAATTCATTACATCATCAATATCTTCTTGAGGCATGGATCGTTTTCTCATGTACTCTGCTGTTAGCTTGACAAGCAATGGTAGAGGCAATGCCTTGTATTGCATACCCTCTGTAATATCTGAGAATATTTCATCGGCACTAGAAAGGTCATAATGCTTGCTGTAGGTTACAATGTAGTTCTCAAAGTCCTCGTCACGAACCTTCGCCATTCTTCTAAGAACTTGATTCTCAACCATTTCCATGTCCATAGCTGTTGAAGCCAAAAGACCTTGCTCGTCTACATTATCAAACCTCTTTGCTGCGCCAGACACATTACTCTTTACTAGGGACTTATCACGAACCATAGCCATGGAGAATATCAATGACATCAGGTCACCAAAGATTACATCCCTCAAGTGTTGCAAGCCCTGCATATCAGCTTGATACAACATATTGTTGGGTATTGTTTGCTCATCAGGTATGATGATTGCCATACCTACACCCTCTTTGATTGTGCGTGAATCGTACTGGTCATCATCAGCGACCCCTGCTAAACTACGAACCACAGAGTCAAAGAGAACAGGAATAGGATGACCAAATAATTCTGATCCTTTCTTCAGGTCATAGAACAACTCTGAGGCAGCAAGGTACATACCCTTGAGTGAGTATCTTCTAGGCTTACCAACCACAAAAGAACTGTTTGCGTCTGTCTGCCCTTTGAGTAGCGTAGCTGGAACCTCACCAAATGGGTTCTCTATCTCTAATATCTTTTTCTTTACACTATTCTGTTGTATATAAACACAAATGTATTCAGGGGTATAGGCAGTCCATCTAAACTTCTTTATGTTTTGTATGTCGTAGTACATCTGGCGAGTAACAAGCAAAGTAAGAACGCCTTGTTTTACTTGAAAGTTAAATATCTCATGAGGACGCAAAACAAAGTTGTAAGGAACCACGTTACCATTGTTGTCGGTAACAGGATTGCCCTGACCATCCATCATCAAGTCAGTTACTACTGCACCAAACCCTAAGACCTCTTTCACGAACATTACCTTGTCACGATAGAACTCAGTGATGGAACACCCTGCGTCATCAAAGTTGCCTGATTTATACTTCCAGAAATCCTTGTTTTCAGGAAACATTCTGTTGACGTTGTTCTCGTCATATATCCTCTGTTGAGCAGCAAAAAACTTTTGCTCTAAAGGGAACAACTTCATTCTGCCTAGTCTTTCCTTGTACTCATCGTCAGACTCAATGGTAGACTGTTCTATGATGTAAGACTTGTCAGAAAACACTGTACTAGATATAGCAGTGTATTCATCATACTCAGACTGAAACCAGCTATTCATTATTTTAGCCCTGTCCAACACCACACTGTAGTAGGGATGTCTAGTTTCTTTCATTACTATATCTTCAGCAACATCCTTTGGTACAGAATAAATCTTAGATAAATCAATCATCTTTTAGAGTATTGTAGGGCTATGGCTATGGCTTGCTCTCTGCTATACCCCTCGTTTATAAGTTGTCTTATGTTTTCAGAAATCGTCTTTTGAGATTTACCCTTCTTGAGTGGCATAGCTCCTAATCTTCGTCCCTAGATGATTTACCAAAATAGTAACCAGTCACAGTAGTGAACGCAGTAAAGATTGCACCAAACGCTACATTTACAAGGGTCTGAGAGTTACCCCCTATGTCATCAGTAAATATCAAGACACCCACCAATGCAAAAGCACCTAATATGATAGATGCTGCAAGGATCGTGTTCATGTTTCTAGTAAACGCATTCTTTGAGGCTTTCATTCTAGCAAGTTCACCCTCACGAGCATTTTGGACATCCTGTATCTCCATCTGAAACTCGTTTAGGTCATGCTGCATCTGAGTAAGAATTATTTCTTTGTCGTCATTAGATAGTTCAGTAGATAGCCCTACCTCTTTCTTGAATAGTTCTAATACTTGGTCGCTTCTACCACCAGTTGCTATGCTAGCAACGACAGTGGCTGCTTTTGCACCTAGCTTAGGTGCTTTCTTGGTTAGTAAATCAATAAAGCCCATATTGGCTAGTTTTTTCTTGCCCATATTTATTTTATTAAGTCCATAAGTAAATTCACAAGGGTTCCAGAACCTAAGCCTGCC